ATGGAAGGTTGGCAGAGTGGTAATGCACCGGACTCGAAATCCGGCGAACCGGCTAATACCGGCGCGCAGGTTCAAATCCTGTACCTTCCTTATATAACATTTCATAATAGAGGCGAAAACATTGATATACAGGCATTTGCTTGCAATATTTTCGCCTCTATTTTTTGTTTGAATACGTCTTTGAATACGTTCTGCATCAAAAAGAATTTGACTTCGGTATCTGTTACGGCTCGTCATATTGGATTTATGGCCAACAAAAATTTCATCGTGGAATCATTTACTAGCAATGGGAATGGCACGCAAATTATGAATAGCTTAAAAAATAATTTGGCGTTCAAACAAAAATTCAATTACCTGTCAAATGTCGGAACCACTCATCAATTCACTGCGAAGCAAGTCGCACCAGTTGAAGCGATTATTGGTTCGAACAACGGAAATCAAAATTTGACTGGTGTTGCTGATGCAGAATTGGACATGGATAATTACAATTTAAATTTAGTGAAGCAGATCGGTGCAGATAACGGATTTCGCATTGATTTTGGTGTCAATTTAGAATCAATCGAAGAGGAAATAGACGAGGAATCTATTGTAAATAGTCTGTTTCTAGTTGGTGGTGTTCCTGATAATGACTATGACCAGGACAAAGAACCAATTTCGTATGGCTATTTAGAGGTGGCAGGCGTAACAGATGAAAACCGCAGAATCGGTAAAAGAGAAAATGCCGATTGTAAAACTATCGATGAGCTTATTAAGTGGGGGAAAACACTATTTGATAACGACAGAATCCACGAACCAAAAGCCACTCATCAGGTAAGCATGGTTTCGCTTGAGCATACGCTTGAATACGGTGAAATGTATCGAAAGCTTTCAACTCTAAGCTTTGGTGATGTCGCTCACGTGAGAGCGAAAGAGCTAAATATCGAGATAAAAGAAAGGGTCGTTGAATATACCTATTTTCCAACGTTAGGAAAGTATAAAGACCTCGTTTTAGGCAATGATCTATCTCTTTACACATCGACAGTCAATTCGCAAACTCAAGAACTCAAAAAGAAAATTGATAATCGGACAGAAACATTAGTGCAAAACGTACTAAATGCAACGGCATGGATCACTGGAAATTCTGGTGGACATGTCGTTTTTCGTCCAGAGAAAGCACCATCCGAGATATTTATAATGGATACCGATGACGTAGCGAGTGCAAAACGTGTGTGGCGCTGGAATTTGAATGGGTTAGGTTATTCAGATAATGGCGTAAATGGTCCATTCGGTATTGCGATGACTTCTAAAGGAGAAATTGTTGCTGATTTTATTAAAGTCGGTACAATCAACGCAGAAGTATTTGAAACTTCCTTTAATGCTTACGGTGATGTTCTGAAACTTGTTAAAGGTACACTGCAAATCTGGAATGAGAACAAAAAAATTATGGAACTAACTAAAAAAGGTATGGAATTCTGGAATTCTAAAGAATCAATTGGAACGATTGGTACAACTGATTCTGCTGGTAATCCTTTTCCTGGAGCTTCTACTCCCACACCTATTGAAGATAATTCTTTAGTTATTCGTACAAATGGAGACGGCAAATATATTTTGATTTCTCCTAAAGTTGGTAAAGGATTAGTTTTATTAGGAAATGGTAAAGCAATTTATTTTGGAGACTTAGATGTACAAGGCAAACTCACAGTCAACGGAAAAGAAATCACAGGGAACAACAGTGGAGGAAGTGATCCTGGAACTATCCCTCCTCAATTGACGACGGAAGCTGAAAAAAGAGCATGGAAAATTTGGACAATGTTGAAAGCTCGTGGTTATTCTGAATATGCAGCCGCAGGTATTCTAGGAAATATTCAAGGGGAAGTTGGAGCAAGTATGAACCCTGATACAGAACAACTTGGTGGTCCAGCTTATGGGATTGTTCAATGGGATGGTTCTGCTTATCCGTTAGTCGGATCACCAACTTGGAACGGACGAGAGTATGTTCAGCGTTTGATGAACACCGCAGGGATTCAAGAAGATTATCGAAGTATTGAAGCCCAAGTAAAATTATTAGATTGGTGTATGTTCAACGGTCAATGGCTCGGAAAAGTAAATCCAACCACAGTATCAGGATTTAAATCGATCAATGATGACAAAAGTGCAGCATATGTTTTTGAAATGAACTTCGAACGCCCAGCTTCTGCACATCCAGAACGCCAAAATTATGCCCAATCTTGGTATAACAAATTACATGGATTAACTAGTCCAGAACCTGGAGGAAATTTCATTTGTCCAATTCAAAAACCAGTGACAGTTACTTCAGAATGTGGATGGAGAACAAGTCCAATAAATGGCGGCCAAGAATTTCATAATGGAATTGATCTTGTAAATGGAAATCCTAATACACCTATTTTTGCAGCATTAGATGGGGAAGTTGTTCAGGCTGGTGCTAATTATTATGACTGGTATGGTAATTACGTGGTTATTAAACATAATAATGGGAAGTGGACAGGTTATGCTCATTTGTCTCGTATTGATGTTTCTGTTGGACAAAAAGTCCAGAAAGGCGCTCAAATTGGCTTGATGGGAACAACTGGTCCATCTACAGGAGAACATCTACATTTTCAAATTATGAAAAATTATTGGCCACAGCCAGTTGTTGATTTTGAGAATCCAAGAAATTATATCCAATTTTAAGGTGGTGATTCTATGAGTAAATGGAATGTCGTTTTAAGTACAACAGAACAATATAATTATGTGGGGATGATTCAAGTTCGACAAGGCAATAAGAATACAGAGGTTATGGAAGCGACTATAGTTGAAAATGGTCTTCCCTACGATTTATCAGAATGTAAGGTATATTTTGAATCAGTTGTAGGTAGGAAATATCCAGTCCAATTAGAAACAAAAATTGTGGATGCTAAAAAAGGGAAAATTAACTATATTTTTGATAAATATTCCATGCAGTGTTTACATCGACAAACAGCCAATTTCATTATATTTAAAGGAGAAGACTTGATTGGAACAACTCAAGACTTCTCTTATTTTGTCATTAATGCTGTTTCAAAAACAGAAGGAGAAATGGGTTCTTATTGGCAATCAATCGAAGATTTAATTGCGGATATGACGGACTTTATTAATGAAAATAAAGGCGATTTTACGGACTGGATGAATGAAAGGAAAGAAGAATTTGAACGTTGGAGACAAGAACAGGAACACAGTTTCCAAGATTGGAGAGAAGGACAAGAATCAGACTATTTGGCATGGTTTGAATCAATCAAGGATATTTTAAAGACGATTGATCCTGGTGGAACAATGCTTGCGGAATTAGTGGATGCGAGAGTAGATATTCAAGGAAAACGACACAATTCAATTTCAGAACGTTTGCTTGCCGATATGGATTATTTATATGAAAAATTGAGGAAAAGCTCATTTACTATCGAATATGATGAAATTGAAATGATGGATATCTTACAAGATGATTTATTTTCTACCACCCATGAAGTGGAAGAAATTTCTGATGTGACATGCGAAGAAATAGATGGAGCATTGATTATTGCAACAATTGATGATAAAAAACAAAATGTTTTTATATTAGAAGAAGTGGGTGAGATCAATGGTTAAGAAAAAAAGAATGATGGAAACTGATGAGTCTGGGGTACAGCGTCAGTTCATGCCTACGACACATGTTTCTGCTGTATTAGGATTAGATAAAGCAATTGACAAGAAGATGAGAAATCAAAGTAGATCATATTCTAATATTTCTTTAAAACCTGAAGAATATCAAAAAATTCGTCAAATTATAGCTGATTATGATGCAGGACGATTAGGAAATCATCCATAAGGAGGAATAGAAAATGTCCAGTATTTTAGGAAAAATTATTCAGTTAAAAGAGAACGGTGTACCTAAATTTTTAAGAACACATGTTAATGCTATTGAAGGAAAAGAAGAATTAGTTCAAACTTCTGGTAATCAGTCTGTTGATGGTTTTAAAAACTTTTTACAAACACCAACAGTAAATGATGTACCAGTAATTTTAGATCGTTTTGTTTCAAAAATAGTAAAAACAACGAATACAACAGATTTTACCAATGAAAGTTTAGTCAGATTTGAACGATGGGGACGTCTTGTAGTAGCCAATTTTGAGATTACAAATAAATCATCAAATTTTGCTGGATGGAAAAATTTAATGGCTTTTCCAAAAGGATATACTCCGATTTCGTTAACAGGTTGGGGTGGAACTTTGGCGAATAAAACCAATCGAAATCCTGCATTATCTGTTTATGCGAATGCTTCGGGAATTACTGTAATGGTTTCTACTACAAATTTACCAGAAAATCAAACTTGTTCTGGAACCATCGTCTATTTTACAAATGATGCGTGGCCAAATTAATAGGAGGAATAACTAATGAAAACAATGTATGAATATATGTATCCAGTCGGTTGTAAGGTATGGGAAAACATGCCAGATGATTTTCCAGAAGGAGTGCCGTATACCTCTGTACCACCATTGCCAGATATTCCATTAGATCGTCAATTTTGGAATCCGAGGGAGCGGAAATGGGAAGAAGTTGTTACGCAGGATTTCTCTAAAAAATTGGAGTTGTTAGAAGAAATCCATCGTAAAACTGAACAACAACTTGAACAAGTTCAAGAAGAAAATCAATCTTTCAAAAAGAGTAACGAAGCCTTGAATAATCAAGTGACAGATTTACAAGTAGCAATGACCGAAATTTATGAATCTTCATTAGGGAGTGAGTAACATGGAAAACATCTATGCGGACTTAATCAGAAAAGGAAAGAAAACGATTGATGATGTACCAAAAACACTAAAAAAGAAAGTTCAAGCTATTCTATCTCAAGATGCGACTGAGTAGAATAGCTTTTATTATTTGGGAAGGAGGTGTAGTAAATGACGTTTAAAAAAATTGGTCGAATAAAAGTCAATACAAAAGTAAAGGGAAGACATGGCCAAGATACAGGCTTTGTTTTTTATAGTTATGACAAAGGTTCTGTAGTATTAGAATTTTTGTTCCGTGATCAAGATTATCAAATTGTCGATCTCACCAATACTACATTTAAAATCTTACTAACCATCAATCAAGATGGCCAAGAAAAGAAATTTACTGCAATCGATAGTCAACCGATTATTGAATACCCTGAAAGTGGGATTGTGACTTATCCTCTGCCTGACCAGTTATTAAATTATGAAGGCGAAGTAAAAGGATACGTGTATCTTGATTTCGAAGATGGCTCTCACAGTGATGAGCTAGCCTTCACTTTTACAGTTATCCGTTCAAAAATTGAAAGTGAAATTGAAGAAGCAAGTGAGGTATACATCAAAGACTTCGAACAAATCAAAAAAGAAATTTTTGATTTAGCAGAAAGTGAAAAAGAAGCCATTGAAACACTAAGACCAGAATTAGAGGCTAGCGTTGGTCAAGTGACCGAACAAGTCCAATCACTTAGTCAAAAAGTAGAAGTTAATCAAAGCGAAACCAATCGATTATTGCAACTCATTGATGAAAATGAATTATTCACGAAAAAAGAATTGATTGAGGCATTTACAAAAGGTTATTTCGAGGTATCACGGTCACTTGATTTTAAAGGAAAAGTGGTCGGTAGTATGGCTGAAAATCCCAATATTGCTAGTCAAGTCAATTTTCTTTCTGAAAACAGGCTTGAAATGCCTACTCCTTACACGCGTTATCCTGAAGTTAATGCTTATCCAAGTGCAGTCAATGCAATGGGTTATGAAGCTCTACGTGGAACTATAACATATAATTCTAGTTTATCTGGTTCCGATAATAATTCTAACTATCCTTATTTACGCATCCAATGGAATGTAGTGGAGGAAGTCAAACGATGGTTAGGAGAAGATTATTATGAAACATTAGGTACAAATACATTAGAACAACAAGTTCAATTGATTGAAAAAGGGATGGTTTCTATCACTCCAAGTACCTATGGGTATGGTTATCATGGAACGGTAGCTGATAGTTGGAGTAACGGACAAGGAGGAATGGGGAGTTTATGGTATGACAATCATTTAGAACAATGGAGAGAATATCAACGAAATCCAGAAAAAAGATTTCAAACAATGTCCGCTTCAGTTGTAAAAAATGGAAGTGAACAATTCTTAGATTCACAAGGACGAGTGAATATTCTCATGATGGGTGAAAAAGGGGCGTATGTTTCTTTGTATTATGGAAAATCTACGTTGCAGTTTACTTATCGAATTTATTTGACGGATATTCTCTATTATAAGCGAGATCCTACCATTGACCGTATGCAAACGCAAATTCAACAATTATGGAATGAAGTATTCAAACATTAGGAGGAAGATTTATGAATGAAAATATGAAAGTTGTTTATAAAGTAGTCGGACAAAGTTATGAAGTGTGGTTTGCACCAAAAGAATCAACGACTTCACGACCATTTACAGAAGTAGAACCACCTAAAGGACCAGATGTAATGATTGCTGGTTTTGATTGGGAAAACAATCAGTGGATTTGGGTGAAAGGAGTTCCTTATGATCAGTATGTCCGCTCCAATCAGGTAGCAGCGAATACCATGAAAGAATTAACAAAACTGAAAAAAATGGTGGAAAGAATTCAAGATGTTGTATTTCCAAATGAGGCAGTAATTACAGAAGGAGGCGTGCCAAATGTATCCAAGTAAAGAAGACATCCAATTTTTCTATGATTTAGGTGTGTATACTAAAGCAGACGTTATGAGTTATGTGGCACAAGGAAGTATTACGGAAGAAGAAGCAGATAAAATTATTAATAAAGAAAGTTAAGGCATGCTCCGTGGAGTGTGCTTTTTTTGTTGGAAAGTTGGTGAACTATGAGTATTGATGCGATTATTTCTGCTTTAAGTATTGCAGGAACGTTAATTGGTACGTTTGCAGGCATTGTTTTTTCAAACAAACTGACCATTTATCGAATTGAGCAATTGGAGAAAAAAGTTGAAAAGCATAACCATATTGTTGAACGTACTTTTCTATTAGAAGGACGGATGAATGAAGCAGAACATGATATTCAGGAAATGAAAGGAGGAGAGAAGTAATGATTTTACCCGATAAATATTATCAAATTATTAAATGGACAGTACTTACGGTATTGCCTGCTTTATCTGTATTAGTAGCCACATTAGGCAAAGCATATGGATGGAGTGGAACTGATATGACAGTATTAACTATCAATGCCATAGCAACATTTTTAGGAGTAATTACAGGGGTATCAGCTTACAATTTAAAAGATAAGGAGTAA